AGCTGTTCCTATATCCCTAGTGCCGACTCCATCAGGCACAAGATTTGAACCTATGCTAGTAAGGTCTGCTGCTCCAACATAAGTTTTAAGTCGGGAAGCTGCTGTTTTTCTATTAGTACCACCAGCACCATTATCAATAATTAACAAATCAGCATCTACAATGGCTTCACCAATATCTGTACCACCATCGATATCTAAAGCAGCAAGACCTACTTTATTTGCTGTAGAAATTGTAGCTAATTTAGAATCTGCAATAGCAGCACTTGCATTTACATCAGCATTTACAATTACACCACTTGCTATACTAAACACCCCTGCATTAGTCAATCCAACATCACCACTTGGAACTACTGGGTTAAAATTAGTACCATCAGCAACCAAAACAGCAGTATCAGTATTTGTACCCATTGTAAGGTCGTCACCAGAGATAGTTAAATCACCAGCAAGTGTAGCATTAGCACCGCTAAAAGTTAAAGCAGTTGTAGTACCTGATTTAATTATTAAATTACCTGAAGTATTAGTAGCACTACCGAATGTAGTACCACCATCTTTGAAGAAAACATCACCCCCACCAGCATCTAAAACTATATCTACTGCAGCATCAACTGTAACACCTCCAGCAGAAGCTAGCTTAATTGCATCAGCATTAGTTCCATCAGAAACTAAATCTAAATCACCATCAGCATTAGAATAAATATAAGTTCCAGTATCTTGAAACATTAATTTTTCTGTACTGTTAATTAGGATATCATCTGAAAATTTAAAGTAATCTTCATCTTCCATCCAAGTAAGAACACCATCATTTGACTCGCCATCAAAAGTAACTACAATATCTGTGCCAGCAGTACCATCACCAATTGTAATAGCAGTGCCTAGAAGCTTGGTTACATCACCACCTTCAGCAGCAGTACCATCATGGGTATGCCCTGTATCTGCTGCAAGTGCAGCTACAAGCTGATCAAATTCATCATTAAAATGTGCTGCCTCGATAGTAGCACCATCTACTATTGTAGATGAACTCTGTCTAGTATAAGTAGCTCCCATTATCTTCTTCCTCCTGGTACTACGTCTAATTCAAACCCTCTTATTATAAAGGGGTTATTTGTAGCAGTATTTTGTGATATTCTTATTGCTATTGCAAAACCGGAACCTACCATCAGTTGACGTAAAATAGGCGTACCAAATCCCCCATAGAAACCACTTCCATAGGCGGTAGATCCATACAGGGGTAGCCCAACTTCGCTAACGGATATTGCTGCTGGTTGAATTATATCAGCATCTTCATAGTCAAATCTTGCTGAAAGCTGAAAGGTCATAGTTCCTTCTGCTTCATAATTTATATTTATTCTTTTTAAAAGTTTTCTAATCCCAGGATCACCTAAAGTTAAATCAGGTGAAGTGTATGTTGCAGGTATTTTACCCCCGTTGAAGCTATTTCCAGATTCTTGCTTATACACAAATCCATCATCGTACCCACCGTGTAATATATATTCAGTATCACCGATAAAGTCACTAGTACAGACGTAAGGTTTTATACCTCTTACATCAGCCCATTCCCAATTTAAATCTGCAGCAGCTTGTCTTTTTAAAACTCCAATTAAACCGGCAGAAGCTATTTGATCTTCTGCAGCAGATTTAGGAAAGAATAATCTATATTGAGTTTTTTCTCTTATCACCACGGAAGATATATCTGCACTTGTAATTGCTGTCAAAGTGCTCTGTACAGCTTTAGATATAGTGCCAAGTTCTACATCACCAATTTTCTCAGTAGCAGCAACAGTACGGATACCATCAGGTGCTAAAAATACAATATCCCCAGCTATCTCTTGAATTGAAAATCTATTTATACAACCGATATTTCTAGAAATTGGTCCTAGTTGAAAGTCTGCGATAGATGTACCGGCTAGTCTAAATATAGAATTTTCACAGAAGATATATAGCTGATCTCTAAAAGCCTTTAAACCTACTACTTTATCGCCTACATCTATAGTTCCTGCGCCATTTGCAGCAGTGAAATCATTTTCAGAAAAAGGAGCACAAAAATCTATCTGGCTGGTGTTGCCCGAATTAGCTCCTGTAAAAAATAAATGGTTTCTAAATTCTTCTACGGTATGTGGGTCTGAAGGTGCTCCAGTACCATTCAGTAGTGTGTAAGTACTACCATCGTAAATAAAAGCGTGATTATCGCCATCGGCACCTGCTATTTTTTCTGTATTAGCCCACCTGTATTTAGTAAAATCATATCTACCAGCATCTGTTCTATTTGTTACTATGCTTGTCCAGCCTGAACCTGTGCTCTTTTCTAAATGCGCTCCTCTAGCACCGACAACAGAAGAACCTAGAATTTGTACTCCAAGAACAGCCCCGGAACCTGACAGTTCAGTAGAGTCGTATTTGCTAAATCCATTTATTCTACGATAGCCACCGGTTATAGCAGGTTCAAAATTCTCTAGCTTTTTACAAGAGCCAGGGGGCATGGCCAAGACACTTGTATCTTTAATTAAACCGCCTTCACAGGCTACTGGAAAAGGTTGTTGCTGGGAAGTTTGCGGCATTTATACAGCCCTTATGTAATTGTTAGTATTTATATTCTCTGTTCGCAATCTTTTAATACCTTCTTCGTACTCTTGTAGGCACATAGCAGCAGCCTGATAATCTGATCGTAGCGTGTGTGCGTAGTACCTAACTCTAGAAGTTATTACATCATGGTATCTAGCAGGTAGGGGTGGGGTGCTTGTATCTGCAGATAATTCTATAGGCTCATCCCAAAAATCAAATTTTAGATTATAGCCGCCGGTCTTAGGCACGGGTGAAATTACCAGTTCGCTATTTAAATTTTTAGTTACAATCGAGGGGGTGTCATATCTGTTAGGATCACGTTTACTATCGTAAGCACTGCGAGTGGAGCTATACTCCTCCCAAGTTAAGAACTTTAATTTCCTAGCTTCTTTATCTAGAGCTACAGTTACAAAATCTACATGCACATTTTCACTAGCTTCATTTGAAAGAGTTACAAAAGGAGTTTGTGTAGACGGGGTGAAAGTAGTCGTGTAGGTTTTGCCCCATCCTAAGTTAGTAGTAGTGAATGAAGTTGAAAGATCAGCGTCTTTATCTGAAGAAGACCCTGCAAATACTCTCAGGGTAGTTGTAGTAGCACTGGTATCACCCGACACAAAACGAACATTCACTCTGTAGGTTTCTCCTTCAGACAGATCAGTTTTACCATCTGTGTCGTACAGTTGCGTATCGATAGTACCGTCATTTAGCACTACAGACCCGTTATGTTCGTTGCTAAAGGCGGGAGTACCAGAGGTAGATGTACCTGCCGGATTGCTAGAACGTGAAGTCCAGTAACTACTATAATCTGTAGTCACTGCAAATTCACCACCTTCTAAGACATTTCTAGGTTCTAGAATAATATTATCATACTCTACACGCCTAGAATTTACAACAGCCCCTACTGTCCTCGTAGCACCTGAAAGAACTCCTGTGATAGTCTCTGCTGAAAAAGTACCAGATATAGGTTCTACAACTATAAAACTAGTTTCAGAAACTTGCACTACTCCTACAGCAGCAGAAGTGCCTCCTGTTATACGTTCATGCTTTTTAAAAGTGCCAGAGCCGCCACTTATAGTAAGTTTGATCGGGTGCTTATAAGTTTCTTTGCCCTGTATAAGAGCGTATTCAGCAGATGTATAATTCCAAGGCCACTCTAGTTGGTGTAGATCTATATCACGAATAGCCTTATTTATTGTATCTGCGATAAACACATGAAAAGAAGCTGTCTGACTACTTACACTACTTGTAATAGTAGGTTCGTTTAATTCTCTCATTACATTATTGAATAAAGTCAGGTAATTCATTATTATTCCTTACAGAATAGGTGTATACAATTCTTCTATGAATACAGATATATTAAAAGCATCCGCAGTAGCAGCTTGCGCTTTTAAAACATCTGTTGCATCTAGATATATGTTTAAATTATCTAGTCTTAGGTAATCATCTGTAGCTACTTGCTTATCGTATATCAGGCTGTAAGTTGCGCTAGCAGAAGTATCTACCCACTGTATGTTTAAATTTCTAGCACTACCATCGTAGTTTGCTATGAATATTTCACGAACTATAGCTACAGTTTTAGCAGGTACTGTATAAATAGTAGTTAGAGTTGTTGCGGTTAAATTAACAGCCGCATTTACTAGCCTTACAGGTCTTTGCAGATCACTAGTCATTAGCCTCGACTTCTTTTTCTTCAGGCTTATCACCTAAGATAAAACCATACTTATTATCTCTGAGAAAAAGTCTAATCTCCGCTATGGGCCTGGACCAAGCCATATGTGTAACTACATTTCCCCAGCCATAAGCAGATACCATGCTAGGCACACCAATCAGTTCGTATTCCCGGCGAGGGCTGTACG